GGCAATCACCCAATACACGCAGATTAATAACAGATCGGGCCTGCAGCGCGATCTTCCACAGTTAAGCACAGCCGAACTGGGCTGGAGCATTGACACACGCAGATTATTCATTGGTAACGGTACCATCGAAGAAGGTGCGCCCGAAGTTGGCAACACTGAATTATTAACTGAATATTCTGACATTTTTACCATCGCTGGTGCTTATACCTATAAAGGTGAAGAAGCCGGCTACACAGTAAGTTCCAGTCCTACATTTGCTTCTGCTACCTGGAGCGCCGGCAGCACCAGTCTCACAGTGTTAAACAACACCGGCATCGCCCTGGGACAACTGGTCATTGGTCCGGGACTGGCACCCAATACCTTTGTGACAGGTATCAGTGGCAACAGTATTACCATATCTGCAGCCACAGTGCTGGATGCTGATTCCTATACCAGCATAGCATTCATCGGCGGCAGCCTAGTGACCTATGGTTACTGGAGCACAGATTACACCACAAGTTTAATAGTAGGCGATGCCACAGGCATTCAATCGGGTATGAATGTTACCGGATCGGGCGTTCCTAGCAACACACAAGTTTTAGGATTGACCGCAGGCACACCTGTTTCGGCGTCATCGGTGACTTTCACTCTAGGCCAATCAAATTTTAATGTGGCCAGTGCTGCGGGTATCTTGGTAGGAAGCAAAGTGGCAGTGACATCTGGTTCTGGTGTGGTCCCCAACGGCACAGTAGTGACCAGCATCGTTGACAATACCATTTACATCAGCCAAGCCATAACAACAGGTGGAACAGTCACAGTACAATTTTCATATACAACATTGACACTGAGCCAGAACATTGGCGTGGCACCTGCTGCTCCAGTGCAATTGGTATTTCATACAGACAGCACTAGGACACTGCAGGAAAAATTAGATGACACAGTCAGTGTTAGAGACTTTGGTGCTGTAGGTGACGGCGAGACCGACGACACTGCTGCCATCAATGCTGCTCTCAATCAACTGTATTGCGTGGCACCTTACAACACAGCCGAACCGTCGGCTCCGCTCACACGCAGGATCTTGTTGTTCCCAGCAGGTCGTTACATAGTAAGTTCGGCGCTGCTGATTCCTCCCAACTGTACTCTCAGCGGGGAAGGATTAGATCACAGCATCATCGAAATGGTCAACAGCCGCACAGGCTATGGCACCTGGGCAAATGCCGCTACTGAAATTTCTGTTGCAGCCACATCCGGTGGTGCTCCCAGCGTACAAAATCTTACAGTGGGTATGTATGTAAGTGGCAGCGGCATCACATCGGGATCTCAGATCATTGAAGTTGACACAGCCACAGGCAATATCACTTTAAATCAAGCACAGTCGTCGGTGAGAACCAACGAACCCTTGACATTTACCACGCCAGCTGATTATGTGGCTCGTACTGCCAGCAGTCTGCAGGAGATTGGTTCGGCCATAGACACCACTGCTGGTGTCAATCCGCAAAACATCCTGATCAGAGACATGACGTTCCGCAATCCCAGAACCATTTATGTACAAGATGTGTTCTTGGTCGAGCGTGCCAACAATGTGAGATTCGAGCGTGTGGCATTTGCGGGCAACGGTAGCACTACCAGCAATACCGCCGGTGTGTCCTTGAATCAAAGTCAAGCAGCATACAGTGTAACTTATCCTACAAAGAACATCCAATTCGATGCTTGTAAGTTTACAGGCATCAGTTATGGTATTTTAAGTGATGCCACTAGCCGTAATGTCAGCGAAGTCTACTCTACCCAATGCATCACAGTTAGCAATGGATCTTTTACCAATCTCAGACAAGGCATCCTCAGCAACACAGATGATTTCAGTTGGATCATAGTCAACAATACCATGGACGCTGTCACCCAAGAAGGCATCAAGTTTGCCAGTCAGAATACACAGACATTCTTGGTCAGTGGTCAGATGATCACAACTGGACACAACATATTCTTGAATGTGGCCGGCGGCGATGTGCCTACCAACAATATCATTTATTTTTCAAATCGCAACTGTCTAAGCGTGGGCGATATGTTTGCCCGTACAGATGTACAGGCCAGAACATTTGCAAGAATTTACTTAAACACGCAAACCAGTATAGCGTTCCAGGGCACAGAAGCTATAGCTTTGGGTCAGCGCATACTCAACACCAGCGTTACAAGCCCGGTGGGCGCCAATATTATTGCCAACATTACCATACCAGCTGGCGTATTGCTTACAGGCAACAGTGTGAGCGAAATTATTTTCAATGATCGTGGTAATGGATATCTACCTAATCTAATTCCTAACGTAACCATAGAAGGTCCAACGCTGAATCCCAATGGCATCACTGCCACGGCCAGTGTTGTAATAGGCCGTCAGATGGATCAGGCCAACACACAAATCACTGCTGGAGGTTCAGGTTGGTCAGGTAATGTCTCAGTGACCTTTAGTCCACCTACTATAATTGGCACAGCCAGCGTTGATACTTTTTATGGATCCTGGGGCGGCAACAGTTCCACCATCACACTAGAGCCTGCCAGTCCCAACATACAGATTGGTGCCACTATCGCGGCACAGGGAATACCACTGAATGTCATAGTGGGCAGTGTCAATGCCAATCTTATTACCGCCGTGTTCAGTGCCAACGTCTATGCAGGCGCCAACGGTAATGTGCAAATTGGGGTAGCCGGTGATCCTGTTACAAGTTGGATAGCCAATGGTGTAAGTCAACCCATAAGTTTTGGTTACGGCATTCTCAACGGCACAGGTGCTAGATCTGCCATAGCCACAGTGGATGTGGCACGTGGAGTTTCTGATTTTGTAGTGGCCAACATTGGCCGTGGTTACCCTGAAAATGTTTCAGTGTCTGTGGCCAACACCACATTGAGCAATACCTCATCACAGAGTTTTGGCAATTGTGTGGCCAATGTAATAATCAAAGGGTATGGACTATCTCTATATCAAGGCAATGCCACGGCAGGTAATTTAACCATTGGTTCGGGTTATACAGCAGCTAGCAATGTGACTATAACATTCCCTGAACCACAGGGAGGTAATTCCAATCAGGCAGTATCCGTAACAGGTTCCTGGAGCAATGGTAACAGCGTCATAACATTGACCAGCAGTTATACCGGAATCACTCCTGGCGGCAGCATCACTGGAACATATATTCCGGCCGATGTTGTGGTAGGATCGGTAATATACAGTCCCAGTGGTGATATCATCTATCCTGTTTATGAAGCCAATTCTGTACCAGTATCATTTGCCAACAGCCAGTCAAGTCAATCTCTTACTGTCATTAGAACTATCAGTGTGGCCAATGGTTATGTCACTGCCACTGGCAATGGCACAGTAGGATATGGTGTAGCCAACTGCACTGTGACCAACGGTGGTGCTAACTATGTGAGCGGCAATACCTATACAGTGGTGTTCACCAGCCCAACATTTACAGTCAGTGGATATCCCACTGTGGCCAACGCTGTGTTGGGATTCCCCATTGATACAGTGACACTGACCTCAGGCGGCAATCGATATGCATACATGCCAGAAGCACAGATCACACCATTGCTGACTGGCGCTAACACAGTCAATGCAGACATCAGAGTGTTTGCCAATGTAGTTTCATTTACCATAACACAACGCGGCAATGGATACAGCATTGGGGACATATTAGATATTCCTGCCAATGGTGCAGTGGCAGCCAACAGCAACGCTAGAATCAGTGTTGCCAATATCTACGCCGCAGTAAGTAACATCACACTCAATGCCAATGGTAATGCCTTTACGTCAATTCCTACTTTGACATTTGCCGCGCCCAACATCGCGGGCAATACAGCCACTGGCAATGCCACGGCGCAGATCGTTACTATTACAGCAGCCAATCGTGGAGTTGGATACCAGGCCACAAATATGCTGACATTAGTGGGCGGTGACGGCACTAATGCGCAGGTGCAGGTCAATACCACTAGGATCAAAACAATCGCAATGGCTGCTAACGCAGTCGCTGACCCCAGCAAATATGGTGCGAACTTATTTGTAGGCAATACTGTTACACTGATCGGAGGATCAGGCACAGCTGCCAATGTCACAGTCACTAGATTGCGTATCAGTCCATATCTATTGACCAACGTGGCAGTTGCCGGTACTGGCTATGCCATCAATGAAACGATTTATTATGGTAATACTGGCAATTATTCAGTTCCTGCAGAATTAAAAATTACCTCGACTGATGCCAACGGTGGAGTCACTGCGTTTACCTTCAATGACTATGGCAACTTTACTACCAATTTCTATGGAGACAGTGGTAATATCGTAATTGGCGGTAATGCCAGCGGCACAGGAGCAATATTTAATTTCACGTTTGGCATACGCAATTTCTCAGTAGCCAATACAGGAAATTATATAATCAATAGTCAACTATTTGATGTCCCTGGTAATGTCATTGGCGCCACACCTACAGAAAATCCTTACTTTGACGTGACCTATGAGATAAACAATTTCACACTGACCAACAGTGGAAACTTTATTGCCACACTACCGGCACTGAGCGCGGTCACCACTACCAGTAACAGTGTTGCTGGTACGGGCGCTACATTTGACCCAGGCTACGGCATACGCAGCATTAGATTGCTCAACGGTGGCAATGGTTACTATAACAACAATGCACCGGCGATCACAATCGGCGGCGGTGGCACAGCAGCCAATGTCACAGCCAACTTGAACAGCATGGGATGGATAGCCAACGCTAATCTTGTGTTCGGTGGTCAGTACAGTGCTTTCCCTGCCAACAAAGCCAACACACCCTTGGCCGCTAATACAGTGGCCAACACCATTACACAGACAGCATTTGTCAATGCTACCATGGGCGTACAGAGTTTGGTCATACTCAACGCAGGTCAAGGCTATCAAACAGCACCTAGTTTGACTTTCACTGGTTGGGACATCAGCACAGTCAATGCCACTGCTACCACTACTAGAGCCAATGCCAACGGTATCGTGGTGGGCATTACAGTTTCCAATTCAGGAACAGGTTATGTGACCAGTCCCACATTCTCTGTAACGGGTGTAAATGTTACATCAGCAGTGGGAACAACCAATCTCAACACAGTGGGCAACTTGTTCTTCCAGTTGAGCAACATCGGTGCTGGTTATTGCGTGCCTTATGATGGTCCTGCAGCCAACAGCATACTGGCCAACACAGTGATCACTCAGGTTTCTGGTCCAGGATCGGGTGCTAACATATTGAGCATATCACCAGCAGCCAACAGTTACAGCGTGATCAGTGTGGGTGTGAGTTTTGATGCCAACAGCAACACACTATACGACGGTAACGGATATGTGACTGCTCCGGTGGTCACGGTTGAACCCAATGCTTTCCCTAATATAACAACTGCTGTGGTATACAGTCAATTGTCCAGCACTGGTCAACTGGCCAATCTAATTTTCGTAGATCGTGGTTATGGTTATACTCAGTTGCCCACAGTTGCTATATCTTCTGATGGTTTAGTGGGAACCAATGCTACCATAGCATTCTCTTTGGAAACATATGGTAATGTGTTCTTGTCGGGACTGATCGGAGGTTCAGGATATGGTAATGCACCTAATGTAACCATCGGTGGCCCAGTTTCTAACCTGTCGGCCAACGCCAGTGCTTATGCTATTGTGGGCGAGTATCAGCAACCCTTGATAATTGATACCAGAAACAATCCCAGTACCATGATTAACTATGCTGTGCGTCTAACGGATGGAGGCAATGTCTACAGTCGCTCGGGAGTGCTGAATATAACTGGTGGACAAACCTACAATGCTGTTTCCGGTGGTACTACTATAAATGTACAAAGTGATGATGATTTTACAGAAAACTATGAATCTGGTTTCCAACTCACAGTTACCAACGCACCGGGCAATGCTATCGCAGTGATTGGTTATGACAACAGCAACGCCAACAGCAGCATTTACAATGGTGCTGGTACAATGAAGTTTTATATCGACGAAATAGTAGACAACAATTGAAATATCCCGGGATCTACGAAGATCGGCTGGTAGCCTGGCACGATCTTCGTTGTAGCACTTTGCCAGATCAAGACTTTCTATTGGAAGTCAACGATTTCTGGCAATTTGCTCCCGAAGTCAAGCCCACATTCGATTGGCGCGAACCACAAAACTGGCCAGATCCCTGGGACCTTATACGCGAAGATGATCAAAGTGATCTTGCTCGCGGTTTGGGAATCGTGTATACTATTATTCTAAGTGGTAGAAACAATTTAGTTGAAGCGGCAACGCTGTCGCTATGCACCGATACAGCGGTTTTAGAAACCAATTTAGTCATAGTGGAACAGGGAAAATATGTATTGAATTGGACTCCTCGCGAGATCGTAAATATTAACCTCCAGCAGTTGTCAGTCATACGTAGTATACCAGCAGTAGATTTAGTCAGCAAAATAAGGTAAAACAATGATCACAGTAAGCAAACGCAACGGCCGTCAAGAGCCATTGGATTTAGAAAAATTACACAAGGTAGTATTTTGGGCCACCGAAGGAATCACAGGAGTTTCGGCATCAGAAGTAGAAATCAAAAGCCACATACAGTTTTACAACGGAATCAAAACAGCAGACATACAAGAAACCCTGATCAAGTCAGCAGCTGATCTTATTTCAGAAGAAACGCCCAACTATCAGTATGTGGCTGGTCGATTGATCAACTATCATTTGCGCAAGCAGGTGTATGGACAGTTTGATCCTTGGCATATCCACGACTTGGTCAAGAAAAATATCGAGCGCGGATTCTACGATCCCGAACTGGCCAATTATTATTCTGCGGACGAGTGGGATCGGCTCAACAGTTACATACACCACGAGCGGGACGAAAGCCTCACTTATGTGGCCATGGAACAGTTGCGTGGCAAGTACCTGGTGCAGAATCGTGTGACCCGCGACATTTTTGAAACGCCGCAGATGTGTTATATGCTGATCTCGGCCACACTGTTTGCAGGATATCCCCAGAACACCAGGCTCAACTGGGTGCGAGATTACTATGATGCCATCAGTCAGCATCAGATCAGTTTGCCAACTCCGGTCATGGCCGGTGTGCGCACACCTGTAAAACAGTTCAGTAGTTGCGTGCTGATTGAAACCGACGACAGTCTGGACTCTATCAATGCCACAGCCAGCAGTATCGTCAAGTATGTGAGCCAGCGTGCTGGCATCGGAATTGGCGCTGGTCGCATCCGCGCACTCAACAGTCCTATCCGCAATGGCGATGCTTACCACACAGGCGTGATACCTTTTTACAAACATTTCCAAACAGCAGTCAAAAGTTGCAGTCAAGGTGGTGTGCGGGGCGGAGCAGCCACACTGTATTATCCCCTGTGGCATTTGGAAGTAGAAGATTTGTTGGTGTTGAAAAACAACAAAGGCACCGACGAAAACCGTGTGCGTCACATGGACTATGGAGTGCAGTTCAACAAAGTCATGTATGAACGACTGTTGTCCGGCGGAGACATCACTTTGTTTAGCCCACACGATGTTCCTGAAATGTACGAAGCATTTTTCAGCGATGTAGATCGTTTCCGTGAATTGTACGAAGCCGCAGAACGCAACACACGTCTGCGCAAGAAAAAGATCAAAGCAGTGGACTTGTTCTCGGCATTCATACAGGAGCGCAAAGACACAGGTCGCATCTATCTCATGAACGTGGATCACGTGAACAATCATTCATCGTTCAAGCCTGACCTGGCCCCTGTGCGCATGAGCAATCTCTGCTGTGAAATCACGCTGCCCACCCGACCTTTGGAACACATCAATGACGATCAAGGTGAGATCGCCCTATGCACACTCAGCGCCATCAACTGGGGAGCGTTCCGCAATCCCGAAGAAATGGAAAGTGCTTGCCGCTTGGCTGTACATGGATTAGACGCATTGTTATCATATCAAGATTATCCAGTGTTGGCCGCACAATTGGCCACTGAAGGTCGTAGACCCTTGGGCATTGGCATCATCAACTTTGCATATTGGTTGGCCAAAAATGATTATACCTACAGCGATCCTGCCTGTTTGGCAGAAGTGGATCGTTGGGCACAGCATTGGAGCTACTATCTGATCAAGGCGTCTGCGGATCTCGCTAGTATACAAGGCGCCTGTCCCTTGAGCGATCAAACCAAGTATGCCGATGGTGTATTGCCCATTGATACCTACAAGCCCGAAGTCAATGAACTGGTGCCGCACAAAGAATACTGCGACTGGCAGTCCTTGCGCGAACAATTGCGCACAGGCGGTATCCGTAATTCCACACTCATGGCCTTGATGCCTTCGGAGACATCGGCGCAGATCGCCAATGCCACCAACGGTGTAGAACCTCCACGCAGTTTTGTATCTATCAAGCAAAGCAAAGATGGTGTGCTCAAGCAAGTGGTTCCCGAGTATCGTCGCCTAAAAAACAAATACGAACTGCTTTGGGATCAAAAGAGTCCCGAAGGATATCTCAAGATCATGGCCATACTGCAGAAGTACATCGACCAGGCCATATCAGTCAATACCAGTTACAATCCGCAGTTCTATGAAGAAGACAAGATTCCCATGAGCGAAATGATGCGCCACTTGGTCATGCACTACAAGTATGGCGGCAAGACATTGTATTATTTCAACACCTTTGACGGCGCCGGCGAAGTGGATGTAGATAAACTACACGCCAAGTCGCAGATCGTTGAAGCACCAGCAACCCTACAGGAAGATGACGATTGTGAAGCCTGCAAAATCTAACCCCACAGTATTAAATTTCCGGCGTCAGAATCATGACACTGGATCAGCCTTTTTGGATCCCGAAGGGTCCTTGGGTATGCAACGCTATGATACCATGAAGTATCGCCAGTTTGAAAAACTCACACAGCAACAGTTGAGTTTTTTTTGGCAGCCGCAAGAAGTGGATGTCACACGTGACGCCAAAGATTTCAAGGATCTCACAGAACATGAACAACACATTTTCACCAGTAATCTCAAGCGCCAGATACTGTTGGACTCAGTGCAAGGCCGCAGTCCAAATCTGGCTTTCCTACCGATCTGCACTTTACCTGAACTAGAAACCTGGATCGAAACCTGGAGTTTTTCAGAAATCATTCACAGCAAAAGTTATACACATATCATACGTAACGTGTATCCCAACCCCAGCCAAGTGTTTGATGATATGTTGGACATCAATGAGATCATCGAGTGCGGCAACGACATCAGCAAATACTATGATCGCTTGATCCGTGGTGTGCAGGCCTATCAATTACTGGGCGAAGGTCGCCACACCATTGACGGAGAAACCCTAGACGTTGACGTTTATCAACTGAAGCGCCTGCTGTGGTTGTGCCTTAACAATGTCAATGTGCTGGAAGGCATTAGATTTTACGTGAGTTTTGCCTGTAGTTGGGCTTTTGCTGAACTTAAAAAGATGGAAGGCAATGCCAAGATCATCAAACTGATCTGCAGGGACGAAAATCTGCACTTGGGCTCCACGCAAACTCTGCTGAAACTGTTGCCCTCAGATGATGCAGATTTTGCCAAGATCCGCGAAGAAACACGCGATGAATGCACACAGATGTTTGTGGATGCAGTCAATCAAGAAAAACGCTGGGCACATTATTTGTTCAAAGACGGCAGCATGATTGGCCTAAATGAAAAACTGCTGAATGAGTACGTGGAGTGGACTGCCAACAAACGCATGACCGCTGTTGGCCTGCCCAGTCCTTTCAAAGGTGGATCCAATCCGTTGCCGTGGACGGCCAAATGGATCGCTGGTGCAGACGTACAGGTAGCGCCACAAGAGACCGAAATTTCCAGTTATACCATTGGAGCAGTCAAACAGGACGTGACCCAGGATACTTTCCGTGGTTTCAGTCTTTAGCAGGCATAATTACATAATAACAACAAGGAGCAAGGATGTTAACCGTTTATTCAAAGCACGTTTGTCCCCATTGTGTCAATGCTAAGAATTGGCTCAAAATGAAAAAGATTCCTTTTAGGGAAGTGAACATACAAGAGGATGATGCAGCACGTGAACGTATGCTGGCCATGGGCCTGCGCACTGTGCCGCAGATATTCATTGGAGACGAACTGTTTGTGGTAGGCGGTTACTCGGGCTTGATCAAACTGTCAGACGATGACTTACAAGTCAAGTTAAGCACACCCATTGACCTAGGAACACTATGACATACGAAGCACACACAGTATATACTTTTAAATTGATCACCGGCGAAGAACTGATCTGCCGCATCATCGAAGAAACCAATGAGAACTTTAGGATTACCAAACCACTGACCTTGGTACCCAGCCGCGAAGGCCTAGGCATGACACAAAGTATGTTCAGTGCCACCTTTGATAAAGATGCAAGATTGAACAAAACAGCCATCGTGATTGGTCCCAGCGAAACACGCAAGGACATCGCTGACAGTTACATCGAAGGCACCACGGGCATCAAGACCGTGACCAAGCCCAGTATCATCACAGGATAATATAGTGCCAGCAGTGAACAGGATAGGTGATGCAGATTCGGGCGGTGGCAAGGTCACTGCCGGGGTCAACAATGTGATCGTCAATGGTAGACCCATCAGTGTGAATGGTAAACCTGTGTCGGGCCATGCGCCGGGCATACACGCTGGACCTGTGACAGCCAACGGATTGACCAATGTCATTGCAGGCGGTATTCCTGTGAACGTGATTGGCAATGCTGATACCTGTGGTCACGCTAGAGCCGAG